CTGAAGACCCAAACAGCTTAAGGAGAAAGATGTATCGGTGCAAACAGTAATAATCGCTACTAAACTGGAGGTACGTTGGGCCGAAAGGCTGCAGTCCGCGCTCACCATGCAACGGGGGTGAGTTCTCGGTAGGAGCGATCCAATGAACGTGCTTGAAATCATCCGTCGTAAGCAGATCCGCGAAGAGCGGCTTCAAAATGCCCAGATGGTCTCCCTCTGCTACAGGGGTGTGATCTACGAACGAAAAGCCAAGTGATAGGTACATTTGAGTGTCAAAAGTGGCATTCAAATGTTTATCCCAAATGATGGAATAGAGAGCCCGGACCTTTTGGTTACGGGCCTTTTTTCTGAGACGGAGGCGGTAGCTAACCCATCGCACTACAACCAAGGCGTATCTCCATACGACGTGGCTAGGACCATGTATGGAGCGGAAGGATTACTGAAGTTCGTAACAGTAAACGCTGTAAAATATGTGAGTCGTTACCCTCATAAACACAAGGGTAATCCGGACCAGCAACTTTCTGATCTGGTGAAAGCTCGTCAGAGCCTAGACACAGCTATTGAGCTGCATAAAGAAATTTACGGCAACGACATCGTCCGCCATGGGTGAAAAGGTAAAGTACGTCAGATTCCGCTTTACAGGTACTCTCGACGATCTAAATGAGATCCGAGAAGAAGTGGAAGAGGTGATGAAATCCCATGGATGGAAACGCGGATTTTCTGAGATGGCACCTCTAGAGGCCAACCCAGAAATCTATGCGCTTGCAACTGGATGGAAACGATTTAAGGACGAAGGTTAACGCTTGCCCTGACCTCTGTAGATCTTTCGATTGCTCGAACGTTTAGTCCGGCCAGAGAACTTCTGTGACCGGACTCTTCTTCCATTGCCAATACGAGTCCGCTTTGGAGTGCCGGTGACGAAGTCGACCCCAGAAATACTTCTAGACATTTAAGTTACTAAGCTTCAAATTCTAAGCACTCAGGCCAAGTCTTTGATTTGAAAAAATCGTGCAGTTGCTTACGCTGCTGGTGGTATCGAGGCTGCTGAAAATATGGATCAGCATACAATCTTTCCACAGCCCCGTTGTATTGAGAACAGGATAAAGACCAAGCAAGTAAGAATTCCATAGCTACTTTACAATGATTCCCCAGCCAGATCCTTCACCCTCAACTGACCAACGAGGCAGAAGGTTTTGGTAGGAGTAATGTTGATGATTGCCATTTGTGTGATTCAGATATCCGCCATTGAGGACATCGAGTTCACCATTCGGGTCGTTGACGATTAAGTAATCTTCGTCAAAACCCACGACAGTTACCCAGTGACCTTCACCTATAGGTCCAGAACTTGGACCTTCGTGGAGGATTCCAATAGGTACGGGATAGCCTTTATGAAGCTGGTCCTTAATATCGGAAAGCACAAGATCTTGCCGGAACTCAGAATCAAGCCCAAAACTTTCTAAGGCATATAGCTGAGCATATGGATCGGTTGAGTCTCCATACTCATTCACCCTTTCGAGGTAAAAGTCATCTTTATGACCCTTAAGGACACCAGGACAAAGATAATCAAGGGCCATAGCACAGGCGCTAGAGAAGCACATGCGAAAACCTTCATCTGTCTCTGAATCATTCTGTGCGAAGTAAGGAACTTTAAGTTCCACATTCAGACCATCTTGTGCAGCTGGTGCTTGGCTGTATTGATCCATTAGATCAACCAGCTTGTCCGCGTACTGAGGATCAGTCGCATATCCTTCCTTTACAAGGAGGTATGCAGCTTCATCACGGGTAGCTGCGCGATTAATGCCCTTGTACTTTTCGTAATCCTTGTACCAACGGTTGACAACGTAGGAAGCACCGTCGTCAATGCTGGTGAAGTTCTTAAACCATGCACAGGTCGTAACCCACTCGCCGTTGATGTACTCAGTCGTTTCCTTTCGAGTGCAAGTGGTTTCCGGTCGACGGCCTCCGCCCTTGACTCCCCAGTAGTTCCACTTTCCAGCGGGATACTTTCCAAAACCACTTTCAAGCGCCCACTGGGCTGCAAGTAATTCAGGAAACTTTGCACCAGCGTTGCGACCGGCAGCTGTAATTCCGCCCCAAGTATTGTCAACCTTTTCAGGGACTGGCTTTTGTTCTAGAGGTGTGCGGAAAATCTTGACCCATGCCGCACTATCACAGACAAGCTTTGGATCAGTTTCTTCAAGGTCATCCTGGAGCCGAAGGACTGCAGCAACATGCTGTTTGTTCGTCGGATCGTAGTAACGGAAAAAGTCAGCGAGTTTCCCGGTCGGGAAGATCTTCATCGTCTACAAATTCATATCTAGCTTCCAAGGCACCACCCAAAATTTGCTGGGCTTCTGACCCATCAGGCGGATGCTCTATGAAGCGGGGCTTTGGTGTGTCGGGTTCTGGCTGGCTATCTAACCAGGCTTGTTCGGCCTGCTTGATTTTGGACGGCAGTGTTCGATGGAATTTCTGCTCACGAATCATCCGGCGAATGTCTTCCCAGACAGATCGTGTGTAATAAGTCCATAGAATCTGACCATCCGGCGGCCAATTTACTTTTTTCGATCCTTCAGCAGTGCGGTCAGAGCAGCGGCTAGCAGCTGGAACACGGAGTTGGATTTGAGCTTTTCGTTAGGAACAAGCGCCAAAATCTCGGACACAGCAGCAAGTACCACCCAGAAAATGGGGGATTCAATGATACCCATATCAAGTAAAACTACTTTGCGTTTTTATTGTAACCAATCAGGATTTGGTCAAGTTTATAATCCATGCGATCGATTCTGTCGTCGAGTCGCTTCAGGATGACGCCTAGATCGTCTTTGTCGACGTAGTCCTTTGCGAGGCGTAACTCGATTGAATCAATGCGTTGATCCACTATTGCGATGTGATTTGAGTGACTTTTGTCAATAGATTCGAATTTGCGGCCAAGTGTAAGAAATGCCGAAGCAGCTCCACCCACCACACTGAGCACTAAGCTCAGCGGAAGTACAGGTTCCACGCTATGAAAGTGCTCTTTTACCTAATATAATCGATCGGGTATCTTAAACTGAATACGAAGACTGGCTTTTATAGCTGTGATTGAGCCGGGTAATTACGACATAACTATTCATCAAGGTGCAACCTTTTCGCTGGATCTGCAGTATAAGGATGCATCTGGGAATGGTGTAAATATGGCTGGGTACTCAGTTGCAGGGAAGCTAGTCAATCGCCTGAATACTGCAACAGTTGCGACGTTCACTACGAGCTGGGTTGATCAGTCAATTGGCAAGTTTCGAATTAAATTAGCTGCGGCCACAACCGCTGCTTTCACTGAAGAAAGCCAGTATGACTTGATGATCACCGAGCCTGGTGGTGATAAATATTATCTGCTGCAAGGAAGGGCTCTGTTTGATCCTGGATTCTCTGGAGTGTAATGAGCCACGACGCCAAGGTCCAAGTTTCTCCTGCGCTATCAAGCGTTGTTCGAGTCACAGAGACCGAAAATCAGGTCACGGTTACACGTTCCACTTCTGCGAACGTTGTTTCTGTAACTGCAACGGGACCGCAAGGCCCCTCTTTTGCCGGTAGTTCCTTCATGGACACCGCTGCAATCGATGCCCTGACATCAGGGGACCAAGGAAAAGTTCTGGAATGGAACGGATCGGTGTTCACCCCGACCAATGTTCTAGATGACGATCTAACCCTGCATGGAGGTGCCTTCTAAATGGCAGTAACTTTCAAGATAAAACGAAGGGCCAGTAATGGCGCATCGGGAAGCCCATCGCAGCTCGCCTCGGGTGAGTTGGCATACAACGAGGTAGCCAGCGATAACACTCTGTACTACGGCTATGGAGATAACGGGTCGGGCGTGGCTACAAGTGTGGTCGCTATCGCAGGGGCTGGTGCTTACGCCACCCTGTCTGGCAACCAGACCATCAATGGCGACAAGACCTTCACCGGCACGCTGACATTCAGTGCTGCAACCATCGTTGGTATTGACACTGATGATTTTGGAGAGGGTGCCAACAACCTTTATTACACAGACGCACGCACCAGAGCAGCCCTAAGCGCTACCACTGGCTCTGGCGTCACCTATAACACCACCACTGGTGTAGTTGCACTAGCCAACATCCCCAACAGCTCGCTGGCTAACAGCAGCGTCACGGTGAATGGCGCGACCATGAACCTGGGTGGGTCGATGACCGTCCAGGGCACCACCAATGAGGTGGAGGTCAGCAACACAGGAACCACGGTCACTGTTGGTCTGCCGAATGACGTCACCATCGGCAATGACCTTGTGGTGACAGGGGACTTGACGGTTAATGGCACCCTGACAACGCTGTCCTCGACAGAGGTCCGCGTGGAGGACAAAAACCTCCTGCTCGGTGACACCGCTACTCCGACAGACGTCACCGCAAACGGTGGTGGCTTGACCCTGGCTGGAGCCACAAGCAAGGAGATCAATTGGTACAGCGCCACCAATGCGTGGACGTTTAACCAGGCGATCAACATCACCAACAGTGGCACGTTCATGATCGCCAACACTCAGGTGCTGAATGCATCTCGGGTGATGTCAAACGTGGCAATTACTGGCGCAAATAACACCATCGATAACGTCACACTCGACGGGGGCACGTTTTAAGTTATGGCAAACACCATTCGCATAAAGCGAAGTGCAGTAGGGGGCAAAGTCCCCACCACATCGCAGATCTCTTTGGGCGAGTTAGCAATTAACACGACTGACGGGAAGCTTTACACCCGCAAGGAGGTGAGTGGTGTTGCCTCGATTGTTGAAATTGGGGCTGGGGGTGGAGGCATCTCTGGTCCCATCCTCCAATCCAAACAAGTGATTGATTCAAATGTGAATATGACTACTGGATACAATGGGTTATCTATTGGCGATGTGGAGATTGCCAACGGATACACCGTTGAAGTACCTGCAAACTCCACCTGGACAGTGAGTAATCTCTGATGGCATACGGAACAGTCAAGGTCGATCAGATCACGACCAGTACGCAAACACTTACGATCGATAACCTGGCAACACAGTCCTATGTGACTAGCCAGGGGTTCGTGACCAGCAGTGGTCTGTCGGGTACTTATGCAAACCTCGCATCACCAGCTTTTACTGGGGATATCGAGCTGTCAGCACAGGCCCCTATCAAATTTATGGATGCCGATAGCTCGCATTACGTTGCGTTCAAGGCACCAGCAACTGTCGCTGCAAACGTGACCTGGACCCTGCCAGCGACAGACGCAGCAGGGCAGTTGACATCTGACGGTTCGGGACAGCTCAGCTGGGCTGCTGCCAGTGGAGGCGGTGGCGCATCGATAGGCCTGGCTTTGGCTCTCGGTTAGGCGAGTGGATCGTCAAAGCTGACTGTGTCTTCGCCAGATCCACCCAAGATCTCTTCTCCGGTGAATAGGGAGCCGGAAGTGATACCTGCAGAAGTCGTTCCACCGCTGAAGATGATGGTGTCGTCACCCTCGTCCTCAGGAGTGATCACCACTGGATCAGGCTCAGGAGTGGGCTC